AAATACCCAGCGCCCGAAATACAAACAAAAGTTCCCCAAACATTCAACCGAACATTTGGGGAACTAATCTAACTATTAACTTTATATCATTATACCACATACTATATAATTTTGTCAAGTGTTATTTTGATCTTTTTTGTTTCATGGAAACAAACAGTTATTTGGTTAATTAATATTAGAAATAATATTAGCTGAACATCTAATAATTTGTAAATTAGTAACATTATTTAATGAAAGCCAATTAGTACCTGCATCGTTTAATTCATTAAACGAAACATAAAGAGCTTTATTATAAATTTTTAAAGTACAAGCAACTTTAAAGTATTTATTGTCTGCATGTAAAAATGCAGTAGAATTAATAAGTGCAGTTTTTTGAGAATTACCAATTAAATAAGAATTTTCAAAATCTCCAATTTTATAATCTGTACCATCACATTTAAAAGAAACATTATTAGTTACAAGGTTAATATCTGTTTTTAAAGAAAAAGCAACAATATTGTTAATTAAAGATTGCGTCAATAAAGTTGATATATCTTTTGGAACAAATAAATCAGTATTAATGTTAATAGGAACATTAATATAAGGTTTAGTAATATTAATAACGCCATTTATAACAAAATTTACTAAATTTAAAGCAATGTATTCTTGACCATTTACATTAGGATGAATATTATCTGAAGAAAAATAGTTAAAATAGTCATGCAAAGAATATTGAATATTGTCAATAAAATTAACTGATTTGTTATTACAAGCAATATTATAATTTAGAAAAGTATTGTAAAGTCTAAGTAATCTATCACTCAAATTTGTCCAACCAATAAAACCAACGTACATTTTAGCATTTGGAAATTTTTGAGAAATAAGATTTTTACAATTAATAATACCATTAGCAATTTGTGAATAAGAATAGTCGCTATCATTGTAACCACCCATAATAATTACATCAGTAATATGTTCATCATTAGGAACTTGATTAATTAAATCATACCATAAATAATCTGGACGAGCAAAGCCAGAGCCATTTAAGGCTTTGATAATACAGCTTTCATTTGAAAGATTCATTTTATTTTTAAAAAATTGACACCAAGATGTAATTGTACCGTCTGGAGTATAACCATTAGCGTATGAATCACCAACTAATAAAAATTTTTTAGGTAAAGTTAAAATATTAACTGTATTAGATAAAGTATTAACTTTTTGATTTAAATTTCCAAAAATTTCTTGATTTATTATATTTTCTAAAGTACCATCTTCAGCCATTTCATCTAATTTATTATTGATTTCTTCTTGAACATCAAGATTTGTAAAATAATTATCAACATATTCTTTTAATTGAATATACAAATTTTGAAGTTCTGCAACTGCTTCTGCATTTGTATTTACAGCAGGAATAACAGTTTTTTCTAAATAATTGCATAACCAAAGAAGTTGTTCTTCATAAGTTAAACTTATCATGTAACTTGTTGGAAGATTTCCAATTGTGCAACAAAAATGTGCAAATGGTGAAAGTTTTCCAACAGGTTTTAATTCATTCAAATTTTCCATTTTTAAAATCTCCTTTCTAATAAATACCCATAAACAATTTTGAAAGTTCATTAATAATTTCTTCATCAATAGCAACTATTATTTCTCTAAATTCTTTTACTAAACGTTGGTTTGTAATAATAACACCATTGTCGCCTTCTTCATGACGTGTAAATTTTTCAATTGTATTTGAAGAACTTTCTGCATTTGTTTCATCTTGAATATTGCTTGAAGTATCACTTTGATTTACTTGTGAAGCATAAGCGCCTGAACTTAAATCTTGTCTTGTAATTCTTGTTTGTGGTGTATCGTTATTTATATTTAAACCACTTGCATTATTTTGTGAAGTGGAATTTGATTTTCCTTCACTTGAACCTGCTATTTCACGTGTATATGTTTCTGTAAAATCTACATTTGAAAGTGGATCATATTCTAAAAAATTAGAATATATTTTTGGAAATTGCCTTTCCATAATTTCTTGCATAGTAACTTTTGCATAATGTTTGAATAATGCAGGTGTTTCAAAACCAATTTCACGCATATAATAATGATCAATAATTTTTTCTGCCAAACGGTCTTTTGACCAAACACCAAATTTTTCAATTTGTTCAATTTGTTTAGGTGTCAAATAATTTGCAATATTATAATCTTTGAACCAATTTTCAACTTCTTCTCTTCCATATATTTCGCAAACACGTCTTAATTCAATAGTATATTTTGCCATTATTCAACCACCCCTTTCGTATTTATTTGGTCTTCTATTTCATCAATTTGTTTGTAATCATTTACAATGCTTTGTGCATTTTTTATTATATTGTGTAAGTCACTTCTAACACGAACTGAAATTTCCTTGTCTGTACCTGTTAAACCAAACTTTTCATTGAATTGTCTACATGCTTCTTGACGTGGTGCAAGATAACTTTGTAAATTTAAGTTTATAAGTTCATTGTTTGAATTTGCCTCATCAGTAATTAAACGTTCTTTCTTATCTACCATTATATTATTAATTCCTAAAAAGGTCAATGCTTCATTCCATATTTCCTTTTTATAATCAATAATTTTATCTGCAATGAATGGTGCGTCTGTTTTAATTGAACGTAAACTGTCTGGATTTAAGTTTTTCTTATCTCCAAAAATAAAAGGTTTATTTCCGTCATATTGTGAATACATATTTTCCATTGTTAAACGTTGTGTTTCATCTACTAATAAAAGAACAGGTGTTTTTTGGGCCTTAATGTTCGTATCTGCCGTGCGTTCTGCTTCATAAAGGCGAAGTGCGAAAAGTTCCATTGAACCTGCAGTTGGTGTTCTGTCCCAATTATTTTGAACAAGAATACATTCGTAAAATTCACGTTGTTCTTTTTGTGCTTCTGTCAAGCCTTCAATAAGTCCTGTGTATAGTTTTCTGTTGCTATCATAACCAAATGAATAACAATTTAAATTTACAGGAAGTCCGTAAATGTTTAAATCCCCATTTGTGCAGCAATTTGTATTAATAAAGCCAAAACGTTTGTCTTTAAGAAGACTTGCTTGACCATTATAGTACAAACATTTTTCAAGCCATATTGCATTCATTGATTTTGGAAGGTTCACCCATTCAAAAACAGAAAGAGCAACTTTTTTGAATCTTTCTAAATAATCAATAAATGTCGCGTCATTTACAAGTAAATTATCAACAAATTGGTAATTGTGACGCATAAAATTTTTACGTTTTCCCATTTTTATTTTCTCCTTTCTTATCTATTATTTTTTGAATAGTCAAGAAATGTTTCAGGATTATGCCAAAAAGTGATTCCATTGTCAAACATTTCTTTAATAGATTGTAAATCATATTGTGGAATATCTCCAAGAATATTTGCACCTTGTGTTTTTATATAGTTCCAATTTGGTCTTGAATTAATATTTATATTTTTTAATTCATTTATTGTGTAGCCAAACATGTCAAAGTATTTGTCAAGTTTTTCTGCAAATTGTTTTTTTATTGTGTATCTTGTAAAAATATTTTTATCAAACATATTATAACCAAGTAAAGTAGAATTTGAAGATGATAAACTTGCATTATCAGGGAGCATTGCTTGTTTTTCTATTTGTGCCATTTGATTTTTTATATAAAATTCATGATTTTTGTCTAAACTCATAAGTTCAATGCCTTTACCAATATATCCTGTAAAACCACTAGCCATTGAAGAAGGATTTCCTGAAAGCATGTTTCCCATATCTCCAACCATTCCCATGCCACCTTTTATTGCGTCAATGCTATAATTGTAATTTTCTTGTTGCATTTGTAATGAAATAATGTCATTGTTTTGTGCTAGCCACACATTGAAAGTATCTGTTTTAAATGAAATTGTTGGATAACCATTTAATGAGGCATTGTCCGATAGACTATCACCATTTGCACCTCTGTAATTTTGTGGAATAAATTGAACTGTTGGATTAGGGTTTATTTCGCTCATAATTTTGAATGAAGGTGTTGCATTTTCAAAATCTTCATATCTATATATTTTTTTCGTTCCGTTTTGTGGATTAAATGCTAAATAAATATATGGATATGTTAATAATTTTTTATTTCGTGGTGTGTACCCGTCAAGAGAATTGCTTCTTGCAAGTAAAGTTTTAATTTTTGGTGATTCTGTAAAATTTTCTTGTAAAAATTCAAAAAAATAAGTATGTGTTCCGTGGTTCATCAACAGGGAGCAAACTTTCAACTGCTAATTTTGGAATAGTGAAAACGGTTAAAACTTTGTCGCTATTTGCATTTTGATTAAGCATACTCATTAATCCAGGAAAACCATATTCATTAGCAACTGCAAATGTAACACTTGAAAAAATTCCATTATAACTGTAACCATTTTGTTTTATTGAAACTGGTGGATCATCTCCAACTTGATAACTGTCACCTGTATATGCTACAACATAAGCAGGTTCTAATTCGTCAAATTCGGCCGTTCCTTTAACTTTTAATTCTCCAAATTCTAAACCTTCAGGAATTAAAAAGTTTCCGTGGCGCATCATCTGCAACAGGTACAATTTCACGTTCTATAAACGAAAGTTTGTAAATAATATCAAATTGCCACGTTTGAAAACAGTCCGTTGTAATTGAAATTTCTGTTAAATTATCATTTATATAGCGCATTCCTGTAATAAAGGCATAAAACCATTTATTGTTATAATTTTCATTTTTATACATACAATAATCATAAGTTATTATACTATCAATATGTCTATTAAAACGAATTACATTGTCTTTTCGTTGATAACTTGCATTTGTATCTTCTGTATATGGAAGTGATAAAAAATATTGTTCTTGTGCTTGTAAATTTGAAAATGTAATTTGGTTTTTATTACTTAATGTTAAGGGGCATTTTATTAAACGGATATCAGTTTGTGGTGAAATTGCCATTTATATTTTCTCCTTTCTTTAAAAATAAGGGAAGGAAGTTTTTTCATTCCTTCCCTTTCTAAGGGTGATTATTTTATTATTCTCCTTCAACTGTAACTGTAACAGTACCTGTTACATTTCCACTTGTTGCAGTTATAACAGAAGTTCCTGCTTTTACTCCTGTAACTTCAACTGTTTTATTGTCTACTTTTCTAACAGTAGCATTTGCAGTTGTTCCGGAAGTAAATGTTATTTCACTAGTTGTTTGTGCAGGTGTAGTTGCTAACTTTAATAAAATTTTGTTTCCAACTGTAACTTTTGGAGCAGTTTCTTCAAAACTCATTTCAGTAACAGGAACAGAAGGAAGTGCAGTTGCAAAAACAACGGCATTTGCAAATAATGAATAATTATACATTCTAACAACATTTAAGTAATATTGCCATGTTCTGTTATTTGCATTGTAAAATTCGTCCATTGTTGTCTCTTGTTCTTTAATTCTAAACCAAGATTTGTCCGCTATCATTCCAATTATATTTGAACCGTCAAATATTAGTGTTCCTTCATTATCGTATTCATTAAAGTCATTTACATAAATAATATTGCCAAGTAAAACACTTCTGTCAATATTAAATGTTTGTGCTAAAACGTTTACGTCTAAATATGCTCCTATATCATTACGAACTAGAAAAACAATATCTTCTGGATTTGACCATGTTAATATGTCACGTCCATAACCACCAACTTGACGCCATGCGTTGAAGTTTGGAGTAGGTGTTTGCATATTTAAGAACATTGTTCTTGCTTTTGTAATAAATTCTTTTGCAAGAGCTTCTGTGTTTGGGTTAGATATAACTTCAACACGAACTTGATTTGAAGCATATGCACTTGAAACAAGTCCTTTTGTCATGTTATATTGGTCAATATATGCACCATTATAAAGTGATTGTGTTAATCCGTCAATAAAGTTTTCAAGAGTTGACCAAGAAACAAATGCGTCTTTTAGTTTTGCTCTTGTTATTGTTACACAATATTGAAGGTCACTATTTAAATGATGATATTGAACTTTAACGTCTGCTTCATATTTTGCAAGTAATCCTGCAAAATCGTCAACATTAAATCTTCTACCCCTTGCAGGATTAATAAATATTTCCTGACCAATAGAACCTAAAGGAATTCTATCACCTTCAAGAACTCTTAAAGGGTTGTTGAATAGTTTTATATCAACTTGTGTGTAAACTATTCTTTGAACTAAAACGTTCATAAATTCATTCATAACATTTGGATTATCAAGAATTGGACTTGCAAAACTTCCTATGTCACTTGTTGGAAGAATTTCAGGCACATATCTGTGATAAAGTGTATTGTTCTGAATGCTTGTTTCCCTTATTGAATTAAGGGAAGTCCTTAAACCTTCTGGAATTGCCATTTTTAAAAATCTCCTTTCAATTTTATTTCAAAATAAAATATTTGATACTATAATAATATAACAAAAACAAATTTTTGTCAACTTATCTTTTAAAATTTCCTTTTTCATCAAAAACACTTCTGTAATCAAATGGTTTTGGTGGTTCATCTTCTTTTGGTTCATTTTTATTTATAAGTCCACCTTCATCACCCATTGCAACTTGCTGTAATAAATTTCCATTTGAAGTAATAAGTGCTTCTTTGTCTTGTTCTAATTTTGAAATTCTTTCATCACGACCTTTTAAGTCTTTATTCATTGTTGCGTTGTCTGTAATTAATTTTCCAAGATCATCTGCAATCAAACTTGTGTTTTCTTTTCCAAGTTTATCTTGAATTGACTTTGTGATTTTTTCAAATTCTTTTTCAGTCATTTTTTATTTTCTCCTTTCTACCAATAAATTATTCGTTTTTTTCTTGACTTAAATTGAAGCCATTTATTTTTATTTTTATTTTTTGTTGGTTCAATTGGTACACCGTCATAAATCCACCAAGTACCTTCTATGTTGTCAATTCCCATAAATTCAGTTGGATTTAAATAATCACTTTTATTATATGACCAATGCCACACATTTCCCCACCTATTTAAATCTTGCATTTCAACGTGTAAATGGATTCCCGTTGAATTTCCTGTTGTTCCTTCATCTCCAACTTTTTGACCTTTTACGACTCTGTCACCTTGTGAAACATCTGGTGTATTTGCTAAATGCATATATAAAGTTGCATAACCAAAAGTGGGTGATGAAGAATTAACATCTTTTATTATAATCCAATTTCCTTGTGAATTATCGAAACCTAAAGAATGAACAATGCCATCAAGCATTGAATATACAGGTTTTGAACCACTTGTCGCAATATCTAAACCCCTGTGAATTTGTGTTTCACCTGTTATTGGATTAATTCTTTCATTCCACCATGGTGAAGTAATTAAAAATCTATCATTAATAAATGGTGCAATATGACGAACTTGATTATCAGCCATTTTTCAATTCTCCTATTTAATATAAATTTCTCCATGATAATATGCACATACAAAACCACTAGGAATTTTAAGCCATACTTCATCATTATTTATATAAATTTCCAAACAAGTCACACTTGTATTTGGTTTTAAAACTGCATTTTGTTGATTATATGCGTGATTTTTTCCATCAATAGTTAATTCATTATAATTTTTTATTCTATAATTTGTTCCTGCTCCTGCTCTTACATTTAAATCAACTTGAATTGTATAATTTTTATTAACTTCATATTTTGGTAAATTATTCACAACATTGTCAACAGGTTGCCCAAAACTTTCTACAAAACATTTGTCTAAATCAACCCTTCCTTTTATTCCCTCAAGTTTTCCTTTACTTGAATATTGCCAAAAATCAACAGGAAATTGAACATTTGGATTTTCGTCATTGTTCCATAATGCTAACCATATATAATTTCCTTCTGCTTTTATTTCGTAAGGGTTCAAATAATTTTTAAACCAATTTAAATTTGCATAAACTCCAGCTTTGTAACCTGCATTTTTTATTATTCTACACCATTCATTTGACATATCTGTCAAAGTGTCTTTACCTAAATTTGCTTGTTTACTTTCTTCCATATCATAAAATATTGGTAAGTCAAATTGTTTTCCTTTTATAATTTCAAGTGTGTTTTCTGCTTCAAGTTTTGCGCCTTCTTTTACATACGCATAACTATAAAGATAAGCACCCACCTTTATGCCTGCATTTTTTAATCCTTCAAAATGTTTTTCAAACAAACTATCTTTTTGATTTATTTGTTTTCCATAACCTAAACGAATAATTGCAAATTCAATTCCTTGATCCTTTAATTTCGAATAATTTACATTTTCTTGAAATTCACTTATATCAATTCCTTTCATTATTTATCACCTTCTTTTTTCATTTCTCCTGTAAATTCTTTCATTATATTTTCAAGATATACTTGTAATTTTTTAGGAATTGGAAGTTTACACAATATCATATTTTTAAATATTGAAAGTATTTCAAATATTATAAATAGAATATTAAATAAACTTGAAATTCCAACTTTTCCAAATTTTAATGTTTCCTTTATTGTTTTAGGAATAAAACTAATTAAATCTAAATGAATAATTGCGTCAATTATTGTTAAAAATACAATAACAATAAGCATTCCTACTTTTCTAATCATTCCATCAATTCCAATACATGAATTTATATTTTTTTCACGAATTGCCCTTAAAACTCCCAAAATTAAATCAAGTACAATTACAACAATTAAAATTTTCATTCCGTCATTATTAAATAATGAAATAAATTTTTCCATTTTTCATTTCTCCCTTCATAATATATTATAAACATATTTTTGTAATTTCATTATAGCATTATTTTTTAAAGTTTACAATATTATGAATTGTCTTTTCTTCTTTTATAGTGAAATCTGTTTCAACTAAAATTACACCACCGTTTTACATGCTTAAAAGTTAATTTACCCCCACAAGAAAACCCTGTTTTAAATTCTTCCCATTTTACAAAATCATAACAACTTTTAGGCATTCCTGCACAAGTAATATTAATATTTCCGATCTATTTCTTCTAGATAACATTTTTGACGAACAAACCTTGCTTTTGTAAAATCACCTTCATGTTTCCATGCGCCAAGTCTTACGGGATCAATGTCACAAAATAGTTTTAATTCTTCAATAGGAAGTAAAGAATGAATTGAATCTGTGTCACTATAAATATATAAATCTTTTCCATACTTTTTAATTGAATAATCTTTAATTGCTTGACTTGTTCTAATTGTTTTTTCTCTTGCATAAGCAGTAATAAATGCGCCAATTGGTAAATAAATTCCGTCTTTTTGTTCTTTTGGTGAAAGTGAATAGTGAATAATTTCATCTTCACCGCAAATATGGAATTTTGCTTTGTACGTCAAGACTTGTTGCAAATTTGCCATACAATGCGTTAAGCATTAATTTTGCAAGAGTACGTTGCCCTTTATTTCCTGAAATAGTTGCTTCATTTTTTCTTGTAATCCATTTGTCAATGTAATCTTTAAAAATTCCTTGAATTGCCTTAAACTTCCACCCACATACATATTCTAAATCGTAAACATCATATTGTTCAAAAAATAGTTTTAAATCTACATTTGTTAAAACTAAACAAACAATTTCATTTTGTGAATTTTCCAAATATTCATTTGCCCTAAAAAAGGAACGGTTATTTTTTATTTGTATTGTTGGAATTTTATTTTTCTTTAATTTAAAACTGCATGTTATCATTTGAATATATAATGAATAAACTTTGTCTTGTTTATATTCACCTTGAAAAAAGATAGGTTCACCAAATGGAAGTTCTTTTTCATACATAACAGACGGGTAAAGTGAATTTACGTCAAGAACACTGCCACATCCGCACGTCTTTTTCCTTATAAATTGGATTAAGGTAAGTAAACCCACCTTTATATGCTTTTCTTAAATCCTTGTCAACTTCATAATCAAGCGGTGGAAAATAATGCAAAAATTTTGACTTTGAAAGTATTTGTTTGAAATCGTTTAGTGCATTACTTCCTTGTGTCATTTTCTTTAAATCTTCATCAAATAAAACTTTAAGTGCTTTTGCCACAATTAAAACGTCATTTTTTATATATTCTCTTTCTTCAAGTGTTAGTTCATGACCTTTTGGTCGTTCTTTTTTATAATCTATTTTTAATTTACTTACTTCTAAATTAAAACTTTTTGCAATTGCGTCAACTGAAAAAGGAATAATCTTTAAAGAATCAAAAAATGTTACTTTGTGAACTTTTTTATTTTTCTTTTCAAAATATAATGTTATTGTATAAAATTGTCCCATGTCACTTATTAATGTCGTAAATGTATTTTCTTTTATATCTTCATTTTCGGTCACGTGTGAAAATCCGTGTGTTAGCGCCCAATAAATTATAAATTCACCGTCAAATTTTAAGTTGTGAAAATAAAATGAACTGTTTTTTTCTTTTCTGCAGAACTCTATAAAATCGTCAATATTATTTCCAATTTGCAGATTTTCTTCATTTCCTATTTCACAAACTGCCCATGCCCAAACCCACGTTTCGTTTTCTTTCCACACTGCCGTTTCAAAATCTGCAGTGAACTTTTTCACGTATATTTTCACCCCTTTATTCTGTCATGCTATCTTCATCAATTTCAATTCCAAAATCTTGAACAAATGAATTAAATGCTTCTTGTGTATAAGTTTCGTCACTTTGATAAGTTAAATCACCGTGTTAATTCATTTTGTGATACAAAATTAAAGAATGAAATAGGATTTGTAAATGATCTTAATTTTTTCATAAGTTTTTCGTAATTATCAAAATGTGAATATTTTTCCATTTCTTTTAAATAGTTTTCACGAAAAACAATTGCTTTTTTCATTGTGTAGTCACTTGTTCCCATTCGTGAAAGTCTTTCACGTAAACGGTTAAATTCATAACCAACTGCGCCTTCAATATTTTTTAAATTTTTAATTTGCGCTTCTATTTCACGAACACGCATTGAACCCATTTGTGCACGTGAAAATCCACTTTCCATTGGTTCATTTAATGATTTTAGTTCATTTTGTAAACGTATTTGTGCAATTCTGCTTTGTATTCCAAGTTCCCTACGTTCCCATTTTGTTATTTCTTCACCACTTTGTGTTTTATATAAATCTTCTGCACCTTCTCTTTGAAATCTACGTAAGGAATTTATAAGTCTGTTCAGTTCCCTTCTTGTTGTAATATTTTCTTTTGCTTCTGCATAACTAATTGTTTCAGGAAAATAAAGTTTGTTTTCTTCTGCTTGTAATTCATTTATTTTTTTGTTAAATCTTGCAACTGCTTGTCCTAATCGTACAAAGTCACCTTGTCGCCAATTAATTTGTGAATCTGCCATTTCTTTCACCTTCCTTTAATACATTAAAATATTCGTAATTAAACCACACGAAGGTGTAATTTCTTTTTTGTTTTCTTCATCATAAACCCTAAACCCACGTTTTTCAATTTTCTTATATAATGAAAGCATAAACAAAATATCAAAATTTATATTTAAATTATATTTGACTTGTAATTTAAACGTTTCTGTTTCAATAAAACTTGAAATTTCATCTGCAAATTTCTTTTTATAAAATTCACTTGAAAAATAAAATATTAAACCTTTATATTTGAAATAATATTCACTTTCATTTAAATTTAAACAAATTCCTTTGACTGTTGTTTTCAATATTATGTCACCTTCCTTTCTATATATGACAAGAACTTGTGTATTTCTACACAAGCTCAAACCCTAATGATTTGTTACCTTTTTCCGTTTTGTTCTTTACAATTTTAATTTCAAAACCTTCATCTGTTACACCAAACATTTGAAGATATCTCATCATTTGAATTGTAAAAACCTTTGAACCTGTTGCATAACTTTTGTTATTATCATCAATTAATATACAAGCCATTGTTGTTTCTGTATCTTTTATAATTTCGCCTGTTTCATCATCAATAATTGGTTCTTTCATCGGTTTTTTGTATCTCTTAATTAATACTTCTTTTACTCTTATAAGTTCACCTTCACAGTCATTTAATAAATTATCAACATGTGAATCTAAATTAAATATTTTCTTTTGATCTGTTATATTTGTGAACATTTCCGCCTTTGTATTTGTACTTTTACTTAATGCTCCAAAATCTTGAACTGTTGCAAGCGCTGAAACTTCCTTTCCTTCGTTTTCTAAAACTTCATTTTTAAATTCTTCATTTTCCATAATGAAACCTTCTTTCTCCTATTTTACGCATAGGTGCAAAATTTAAATTTACCCAACCACTTACAACCAACTAATTATATCTTGCTTTTTGGTTTAACAATAACCTTTATAAACTTTTTAATAGTTTTTCAAGTTGTTCTTTTAATTATTCCTTGTTACTTTCAATTTTGTAATTTTTCATCAACTTTTAAACGTTTTTTCAAAATATTAGAAACTTCTTTTTCATATTTTGTTGCTTTTCTTCCTATTTCTTGAATTAAAATATCTGTTTCTATTGCCGTTATTTCTTTATAATCTAGTGAATTAATTTCTTTTATTGTTATTTCTAATCTTACCATTTTATTTTTCTTCCCTTCTTCTAAATAATTCAACAATTTCTGCGTCAATTCTATCTTTTATATTTGTAATGTTTGCTTCTAATGTAGCCCTTGCGTCATATAAAATTGGAATACAGAATGCCTTTTCATTATCTATTCGTGCATATACTTCATATTGTCTAAAATCTTTGAATTTTACGTCTATTCTAAAATTATAAATTTCTTCTAGCTTGTCCTGAATTTCATCTTCCATTTTCTTTATTCTCCTTTCTTTAACATTTTAATAACTTTTTTATTTCACTATTCTGCAAAATTAATTTCATTTTATTTCTTGCTTCTTCTATTATGTGCATTTCAACTTGCAAATTTTGAATTTCTTTATACTCTCCTTATATTTATTATTTGAACTTTTGCGTTTCCATACATATTTGTAAATATGCTTTGCGCTTGTACTGCGTCACTTGCGTTTATCATTATTTTACGAATTATTCCTTCCATTGAATAAGTTACTTCAAACATTTCCTTCACCTTCTTTCAATAATTTTTCAAAATCTTCAAAAGCTCTTTTAATTTTATCTATTTCAATAAAATTATTTTTAAAATAACCATTATTAAAATAAAATTTATCTGCAATTATAATTTTTTGCTTTGAATCTTTTGGTGCTTCACATTCATAAGCTTCATATTGATTTGTAATAGTTTTTAATTCTTTATTTTGTTCAATTAAATTTTTCATTTCATCTTTGTGAAATTCTAAATCAACATAAATTTTACAATTATTTTTTATATTTACATTACTTGCAAATAATTTTGCCGTTTCTAATTTATCAAAATGTCGGTACATTGTTTTAAAACCTTTTGGTGTGAATAATGTAAATCCAACAATAAAATCATAATCTTTTAAATTAGACATTCAAATTTCACCTTCTTTCCATATTTTTTATAAACTGCTTTCAAAAACATTTCAAGTAATTTTGATTTTTCAATTTCAATGCTTGTGTCATTCCTAAAAAATTTTACTGAATTTTCAAATTCTAAATAATAAATTTTCATTTGTGAATCACCCTTCCTTAATTTTCTTCATTATATATGAAGAAAATAAAAATGTCAATACTTTTTTAAAAACTTTTTTGAAAAAAGTTTATAGTTATATTATGTTCACTTTTACTTGCATTATTCTTTATTTATGTGTTATAATAAAAATAGCGAAATTACAAGTTCAATTCGTTTGTAGTTTTTGCAGGGTAACCAACGTGAAGAACGTTCCTGTAAAATTTTACCGTGGTAGGTTGCAACGAAACTTTTAATTTTGCAATATTTTATAAGGAAGGTGAATGCTATGCACTACTATGATTATCATAGAATTTTATCATATAACTGCCCCGTCAATGTCTTAATCGGCGAAAGACGGTTGTGGTAAAAGTTACGGTGCAAAAAAATATGTCATTGAACAATTTTTGAAAAAGCATTCACAATTCCTTTATTTAAGACGTTATGATAATGAACTAAAAGAAATATTTGAAAAAACAAAATCACAAAAAGACTTCTTTGACGATATAAAAGACGAATTCAAAGATCATAAGCTTGAAGCAAAAAATCGTAAATTTTATTGTGACGGCGAAGTGTTTGGATTTGCTAAACGTATGACAGAAGCACAAGATTTGAAGTCATCTGTTTATCAAAATGTTAAAATAATTATAATAGATGAATACCCTATTGAAAAAAATAAACGTTATTATTTGCCAAATGAAGGCATGATTCTTATGCGGTATTTTAGACAGTATTATTCGTAATAGAAATGACGTAAAAATTTTTATTTTAGGAAATGCAGTCGAGCGGAATTGAATATTCACCTTTATTTTCATTCTTTGATTTGTCACTTCCGTTTGGTAATGATATAAAACTTTTTAAAGATAATATTATTCTAGTTCAATATATGAATAATGAAGATTTTAGAAAAGATCGTGAAAATACTTTAATTCGGTAAACTTGCTAAACGGTACAATGTACGAACAATATGCTATGAAAAATAAAATACTTGATAAAAATAAAAATTTCATTGAAAAGAAAACAGGTTCAAGCAAATTTAGTTTTGCTTTAATTTATAACGGTGAAACATTTCGGTGTTTGGAATGATTATCACGAACGGCAAAATTTTTGTGTCAACAGATTATGACAAGTTCAGTCCTTATTTATTCAGTATGACTTTGAAAGACCATTCACCAAACACACTTATGTTTAATGCAATGAAACGTTATAATTTCTGGAAGTTGTTTTTGGAAAACTTTAAATTAGGAAATGTTTATTTTGAAAATCAAAAAATTAAACATAGTATGTATGAATTAATTAAACTCTACTTTTCAAAATAAAAAAGTTTCCATGAAATAAAAAAAGTTTCATAAAGAACATTGACAAATTATGTAGAATGTGGTATAATGATATAAAG